ACCTAAAGACCTGAGAGATGATAAATCCCTTGCAAAACTCATCAGTAACGAATTGGGAGATATTAAAGAACAACTGGATAGCTCAATTGAGACCTTTAAACGTAAACTAACTTTCTAAAAAAGGTAAGCAAATGAGTATGACATTAGATGGATTTACAAAATATATTGCAAGAGGTAGAGCAGGAACACCAAAGGTTTCTATTCGTAAATGTGGTCAAATTGCTTTCAATAGTGGGGCAATCCAGAGGTATAATTTAGATGTTTTTAGATATGTAATACTTTTTATCTCTGAAAATAAAGATAGAGTAGCAATTAGACTTACTAACAATGAAAAAGAAAGTGGTTTAATTGCTATTCAAAAAAGGCCAGGAAATTTTGCATTTTCAGCAATTAGCTTTTTTAGAATAAATGATATTGATTGGTCAGCAACTGTAAATTATGATTTTACTTGGATTGAAAGGGATAAAACTGCAATCTTTAAACCAAAGAGGTTAGACAATGCCATTTGATAATGAATTCAGTCTTGATCGGTATAGCCTTGAAATTGAGGCAGCACGTCAACCTGAAATGATTCGGAAATACGGAAAACTTGCTTCCAGGTACAAAGCTGAAGCATTAGATGAAAAACGTAAATTGGAGATCCTTGAAGGTGAATTGTCTGAAGAATACAGGCATAACAAAAAAGATTATGGCATTGTAAAGGATACTGACTCTGTAATCTTTAAACTGGTTAAAGGAGATCCAAAATATGAAACACAATATCGTATTTGGCTATCTGCCCAACGTAGAGCAGAAGATGCCAAAAATGCGGTAGATGCTTTGATCCAGAAAGGCTTTATGATTAAGATTGAGGCTGAATTGTGGCTCAATAACTATTATTCCGCACCAATTGTTTATAGTAAGAAACCAAAACGTATTAAATTGGATGAAGCAGATGAGTACTAACTTTTAACTAATTATTAAATAAGGAGAAAAATTATGTCATTATTAAGTGATCGATTGGGTAAGAAAAAACTAATCCAAACCAAAGGTAAAATCTCAGGTGGTGGATTAGCATCCAAATTTCAAAGACGTTCTCAATCTGTTCTGGATAAAACCTATGAATCCAGAGAGGATCGATCTAAAGCAGGAGGTATGGGAAAACTGATATTTGAAAAAGATATATTGACAGAATTCGGAATCACAGAATTCCAACCTACTGCTGGTGATCGATTCATAGAGATCCTTCCAATTAGTTTTGACCCCAACATACCTTATTTCAGAGAAACATGTGTACATTTCAGCGTAGGGTTCTCTCAGGATCAATTCATTTGCCCTCATCGATTCCTGGGCCAGAAATGTTATCGGTGTGAGGTGCAGCAGAGGTTATTTAGAGTCAATAAATCTGTAACAGATGAAATCAAAAGACTCTATCCATCAGATAGGATTGTTTACCTGCTTTGGGAACGCACAAAGGAATTGTTGGAAGAAGAAGCTCCTGATTTTCATCTCCAATTATGGAATGCCCCGAAAAAGAAAGTCCATTCAAAAATTCAAAACCTAACAAGGGATAAGTTGAAAAGAACTACCCTGGATATTTCAGATGTTACAACCGATGAAGGACGAACAATTGGATTGACAATTGAAAGACAGGGTGATTTTCCCGATTACAGTGGTTTTGAACTCCACGCAAGGCAAGAACCAATCCCTGAAGAAATCCTTGAACAATTAGAAGCAATCATTATCACAGCAGAAGAACGGGGTTATAAAAAATATAGCCTTGATATGTTCTTCCATATTCCAGAGTATGATGAAATTAAGGAATCTATGCTGACTGAAGAAGAAAATCCTTCTGAGGATACAACAGGAGAGGACACAACACAGGCAAAAAAATTCCCACGTCAACAGCAAGCAGAAGAAACCCAATCACAAACCAGGGATGATATGGAAAAAGAAATTCTTGCTTATTGTGAAGAACTAAACGGCGAATTGGGAAAAATGCAATCATTTGGATTCAATAAATGGTGTCGTGAAAATAATTACGAAGATGCTATTGGTATGGACAAAGGAGAAGCAATAGAAGCTATTGTTGAAGATGTTTATACTAAAATGGTAGCTGAATCAGACATTCAAATATAACCTTATATTCTTTAGGGGGGCTTAATTGCTCCCCTAAAAAAATTTGTCTAAAGGAATCTAAATGAAACGAATTAATATCAAAGCTAATAAGCCCTCTTTACGTGATAGGCTTAAAACATATAGTACCCTCCCTCCAGAATTAAAAAAGCCATTATATTTTATCGATTCAGGATCATGGATGTTAAATTTGGCCCTTACCAATAATGTAGATCGGGGTTATCCAATTGGTAGAGTAATCAATCCAGTTGGAGATTATTCAACAGGCAAAACACTCCTGGCCTGTGAAGCGATAAATTCAGTTTGGTATTATCAACATATCCGCTTAAAGAAAAAAATTAAAATGTATTACGATGAACCAGAACATGCATTTGATCATAGATTAGCAAGTCAGTTTAAAATGCCATTAACCGAAATAATTGGATTGCGTGAAGATCTAACAAGCTACAAGCGTAAAAAAGGCGAAAAACCATTTCAAAGATCCAGAACAGTAGAGGATCTTTATAATAACCTTGATTGGATCTCTAAAAATGCAGGTGACGATGATATTGTCATTTACATTATCGACTCATTAGATTCTTTACGTGATGCCAGAGAAATTAAACACATAGAGAAAAAGGGAATTGAAAAACAAGATATGGGTGGTGGCAAAGCAAGAGTATTATCACAATTGTTTCGCAATTGTATTGAAGGTATTCACAATTCAAATATCTTATTAATAATCCTATCTCAGATCCGCAAAAAAATAGGTATTGCCTTTGGTGATCCTAATACCAGAGCAGGAGGTAAAGCTTTGGATCATTATGCTACACATATCTTCCAATTAAGAGAAATAGGCAAAATCCAGACTGATGAAAAAATAAACCAAGGAATTGAAGTTGGAGTCCGAATTAAAAAGAATAAAACAGGCAGTAGGTACAATGACGTTAATTTTGATATTTTGCATGGTTGGGGAATTGATAATTACACTTCTGCCGTAAACTTCTTATGGGATAACAAAGCAATTGAAAGATCTGGTAACTACATAGTTTTTGAAAGCAAAAAACTATATCGATCACAATTAATTGATCTTTGTGCTAATGAACCAGTAGTAGCCAAAACAGTAAAATTATTATTACAAAGTCATTGGGATAAAATGATTGAAAAAGCTGAAATTAAACGCAAACCCAAATGGGAGTAACTTGAACAGTTTCGTTCAGAAATTCTAAAAATTTTTGTGAGGAGAAATGGAAAATAATTTAAAAGGACTTCTTAAAACTCATGAAAATCTGAGGTTCTTAAAAACTTCAGATTTATTACGATTTTATATTAATGGGTTCTATCAGTTTCATACAGTTGCAGTTATCTATGATTGCAAAGAAGCTATTGAAACTGTACCCCGATTAAGCATATTGAAACGGGATAATTTTTTTGCTTTTATAAAGGCAACGAAGTCTGATTTTATCATTGCTCAATTTGAATCTGTTACTGAAGCTGAAGATTGGCTTTTCTCATTTAGAATGGATTTAAAATGGGAGATATATAAAAACAATAAGTTAATTCGGAATAACAAAGGTGAAGTTAAAGATGAGTAAACGTCCTGAATCATGGGAATGCAGAGATTGTGGATCATCTTGGGCAGAATGCCAAGCTAAAGTATGTCTCCATTGCAGATCTAAAAACATATTTATTTATTGGAATCCCAAAACTCAAAAATTTAGTACAGGTAAACCAAAAAGAATAAAATTAAAAAGTAAACCCAAAAAAATGCAATTAAAAGTAGAGGATTAATGAAACAACATCATCTTTGTAATCATCCATTATATACTGTTTGGGATTCAATGAAACAACGTTGTTATAATCCCAATAATGATAGTTATCCCTATTGTGGAGCTAACGGAATAAAAGTAAATCCTATTTGGAAAAAATCATTTAGAGCATTTTATAATTGGGCAATGACTAATGGATGGAAATCGGGACTTCAAATAGATAGAAAAAAGAATGATGGTAATTATTCTCCTTCTAATTGTAGAATTGTTACTCCAAGAAAAAATATCCTAAACAAAAAATGGATACCCAAAGGTAAAGTAAGTTTTCTTGGTGTTCATATTCAGCCTAATACTGAAAAAAATAAATATATTGCTCAAATAAAAATAAAAGGAAAAAGTATTCACATTGGTAGTTATTTAACAGCAGAAGAAGCAGCAAAAGCAAGAGATAGTTACATAATTAATAATCAATTAAAATATAAACTTAACTTTGATTAAGTTGGGAGGTTACTATCGCTAAAGGTGGAAACTTTGAAGGTGAAATATCAAAAGAACTTTCTCTTTACTTAACTCATATGCGTACTGAAGATGGGGTTTGGAAAACAGAAGGGTCAGGTGGTCGTGTAACATGCAAAGCGAAAGCAAATATGGAGGTTCGATTGGATCAGTATGGAGACATAACATATACTATTCCAGAAACAAAGTTTTGGTTTGATGTTTTCTCTGTTGAATGCAAAACCGGATACGCAAAGAAAACCAAAGATAAAACTAAAACTAAAACAACCTTAACTCATTGGTCATTATTAGATATGATTGATTCTTCTCAAAAGCTTTGCCAATTCCATGAGTTTTGGGAACAATCTCTTAATGATGCAGTTGAATCTAAACGTGAACCAATACTTATTTTTCGCAGAAATAGGCGTAGTCCCTGTATTGCTTTACACAATGATATAGTTGCTGGTTTCATGGCCTGTTTTGGAATGCCTACCATGAACTATCTTAACCTTAAAACAATGTTTGATCCAATAACTATAACAGTTATGAACATGAGACATTTTTTTGATTGGACAGAACAAATCAACCATCACATAGTTCGGAACCATATAGTAAAACAAATATTAAAAAGAAAATTTAAAGAAAGGATCAGATGAAAAAAAATAATACCAAATGGATTTTCAATGATCATGCTGTAGAACGCTTCTTTGAACGAACAGCTTTAAATATAACTAAGAAAGATATTGTCAAAGCAATAGATAACAATCAAATAATCTATTTTAAACGGATTAATGTTACCCGATCTATGGCTTATATTCATGTAAAGAAAGAAGTAATCAAAACTGTGATGCATCGTAAAAAAGATAAGATTATCACTATCTTACCTTGGCAATCAATATTTCAATACACTATTGAAACACAAATTTTTAAATATGATAACAAAGTGTACAGAGTTAATCTATTTCCTGATTGTTATCTTGAAACTAAAAAACCAAATGCTTTAACTAAAATATTTGAAAAGAATGATTGGTTTGATATTCTTCAAGGTACAAAAATAGGATACAAAAAGATAAGACATGATCATCCACTGTTCAATGAACTTTTTGGTATAGCTTGGAGTTATTTTCAGGCTGATGAGGATCACCGTAACATAAGAAAAGAAAGGAGAGAAGGTAATGAAACGTTTGAAATTGAAGGCAAAGCCAAAAAGATTGAACATATCATCCAATACGGTGCAGACCTCCCAAAAGTCTCCTGACATAGACTATATGCTGGAGCAGTACCACAATAGCGTAAAAGAAAAAGACATACCCTATCATGAATGGATTAGATTTGAAGATCATTTTCCTTTAGATGAAAACAAACCAATTCTTTTATATGATAAAAGCAAAGACACTTTTTATGATGCATTTTCTTTTGTGGCTTTACAACATACATTACACAGCAAATTTATGAACTATGATAATCTTCCTTCTCATTGGATGAGAATTAAAACACCGGAGGTATAAAATGGATACAATAACAGTAAAAGGAAAAAAATTAGAAACCATGCCTCCCGAATTATGCATAGTTGCTGCATTAGTTAAACGTTTAGGAGGAGAGATAATAATATCAAATAAAGAATTAGATCCTATTAATTTTACGGGTGTCCTGATTTCACGGTCAGATAATGATACTATGATCATAAAGGTTAATTGATATGTATATTACAGAACTCATGGTTAAAGCATTTGGATTACATGTTGATAAGACTGTTACCTTTGTACAGGGAGTCAATGTAATTGTTGGTGAATCAGAAACAGGTAAGTCAACATTAATTCGTGCTTTAGCTCTTGTAATTGAGAACTCTCCAAGAGGAGGAGAAAAACTTTATCAATCAGATGATTCAGAAGAACCTTTATTGGTACAGATTAAAACCAGTACCAATGATAAAATTGTAAGAACCAAAAACAGATACTATTTAAATGATGGTAAACCTATGAAAGCTTTTGGTTCTTCTGTCCCTAAACCTATAAAAGAAATACTTAACTTTAAACCTATTAATTGGCAAAGGCAATTCACTGACAAACCATTTTTACTATTTAATACATGAGGATTAGCAGCAAAGGATTTAAATAAAGTTACTGGACTTCAAGATCAAGAAGTATTGATTGGAGAAATTAAAGAACGTATCTCAGATCATAAATCTGAAATCAAAAGGCTTTTTAAAAGCAATGAAGAACAGCAACACATTATTGCAAAGCATAAAAATGTAATTCGGTTTAAAATGAAATGCAGAGGAATAATGATTAAGAAGGGGGAATTAAAAAAACTAAAGGAGGGAATTAATAATCTAAGTAGAATCTTAGATGAATTAGAAACAATAAGGAGAAAAAGAATGCTTAATCAAAATATTATTGATAAATTTTCAGTACAGGTTGGAAAAATAGTTAAAGGCAAAGGTGTAATCAAAGTATATGATGAACGTATCAGTGAATTGGGGAACCTTGTAGTTCAATTGGAACGCATACCTCAATTCGATGATAAAATCATTGAGGAGCATGGAACCAATTTACAAAAGGTATCTGTAAAAAATCAAAGTTCAGAACAAATTAAAGAAAAAATAGAACAACTCTATGCTCTTATCGGAAAGGTAGAAGGGTTAAAAACTTTATATCGCAAAGCAGATAAAGAAGTAACTGAAATCAACAAAGAATTGAATTCCGTTTTTAATGAGATTGGTTACTGTCCTCTTTGCAACAGGGCAATTGAAGGAGACCATGAATGTTGATCCTGATCGTGGGTGATACCCATATCACCGGAAAAAATCCTATTGCCAGGAAAGATGATATTATTGAACTCCAATTTAAAAAATGGAAAGAAATAGTATCATTTGCCAACTATTATGATTGTCCTATCATTCACACTGGAGATGTATTTAATGTTTCGATCATTGCTAATTCTTTGCTTACAAAATTAGGAAAGATAATCAATAAACTAAACCATCCACTTTATTTTGTTTGGGGTAATCACGATCTCATGTATCATTCATTGGATCTTTGGGATCGTACCTCATTAGGAGTCCTGTGGAAAAACAACAATAAGGTAAAACATATCTCCGAATTCGGGAAAGGATACAAAGAAAAACAATTTGATTGGCTTGATTGGGATTCAACCTATGGAATACAGTGGATGGGGGAGCAAAATAATATGTTGCTTACTCATAAAGCTGTTGTTTCAGAAAAGAAAATGGGTAAAGGATCTTGGGTTGTAAAGGATGAAGATTTTTGTATGAACATAGATAGTAACCTGCACCTAAGACAATATAAACTAATTATCTGTGGTCACTGGCACAAACCATACATCTTTCATCACAAAGGCACAAAGGTAATCAATCCTGGGCCTGTATTACGTAGAACAGTTGAAGAATGGCTCATGCCCTCAGTTGTACTCTTAAATACTAACACGTTAATACATAAGAGATTATATCTAACAACAAAACCTCCAGAACAGGTATTATCTAAAAAACATATCGAACAAAGAGTTGAGTCCTATACTGAGGGAATAGTACAATTCATAGAACAA